TTTAATTGTCGAACTTTAGAATACCAGTCTTCCATTATTATTACAAATTACATAAATATAGCATTTAAATGATGTAGTCGGTATAATTTATTAAAATGCCTTCATGGATTTATGAGATTATAGAAAATATTAATAATAAAACTATTTATATTGGATCAACTACTGGTAAATATTTTTGTATAAGAAAATGTGAACATACTAGACCAAGTACACTGAAATCTGGAAGACAACCAAAATTATACAATTATATTAAAGAAAATGGAGGATGGAATAATTTTAAATTTAATATAATTAGTTATTTTGATAATATTGATAAAAAACAACTTTTAACAATTGAAAAACAACAAATAGAACAAAAAAATCCTATAACAAATAGTTTTAAACCAATTCAAACATATGAAGAATATTTAGAAAGAAAAAAAAGTAATCAAAGAAAATGGAGAAAAAATAATCCTGATTATCTTATTAAAAATAAAAATAGACAATCACAAATTGATTATACAAAAAAAAGATGTTCAACAAAAATTAACTGTGAATGTGGCGGAACATATACTTTACAAAATAAAACTAATCATTTTTCTCGCAATATTCATAAAGAATATGAAAACAAGAAAAATCAAACTAAAAACAATTAAAAAATCACATTTACCTAATAAAAAATGGGATGCTACATTTGTTTATCCAGATGGACATACAAAAACAGTACCATTCGGTGCAAGAAAGTTAGTTAATAATAAATGGACAGATATGTCCGATTACACTAAACATAAAGATAAAACACGTAAACAACGTTACATTAACCGTCATTCAGGTATGGGAGAAAATTGGAGAAAACCAGATACACCAGGTGCATTAAGTTATTGGGTACTTTGGAATAAACCTAGTTTTAGAGCATCAGTTGCAGATTTTAAAAAGAGATTTGATTTATAATTTTTTAACAAACATTTGATGTTCAGTATGTTGTACAACATCAAAAAATGTTTGATATTCTGTTATAAATTTATTAACTCCTATTCTAGTTTGTGGCCAATCATAATCGTCAAAAATAATGTATCCGCCAGATTTTATTTTTGGTAATGTCATTACACCATCTTTATAAACAAATTCGGTTTCATGGTTTCCATCAATATATGCTATATCGAAAAACTCATCTTCAAATGTAGGAACTGCATTATGTGAAAAATCACGATGAATAACTAATTTATCAGCAATACCTTCATTATTTATGTTTTTAATAAATTCATTGTATACCTTTTGAATAGTTCCTTTATATTCAGGATAATCATCATAATCTATCCAAGGATCGACACAATATATTTTAGATTCAGGATGTTTAGCAAAAGATTTTGCAACACTTATAACATTTTGTCCAGTAAATACACCAATTTCTAAATAGTTAATTGGTCTATCTTCTTCTTTTAGAACTGGTTTCCATCGAATACCTGGATTTTGTTTCAAATAGTTATATATATCTTCAGGTTGCCACATTCTAAGAGTAGCTTGTTCTATTTTTCTACGTCTCCATGTTAATATGTAGTTCATTTATAAAAACGGATTTTATTAATTGAAGCTTATTTAATTGAAATTTATTTAGAATGTCTACTATTAATTATCTTAAATTATGCTTAAAATCGCAAAGTTTATATACATCTAAAATATCTTCAGATGTAAATATGTTATTACGTCAATTAGTAGAAACTTCAATTCTACTTGGTGAATGTAATGTAGCCTTTCAAAGTATTGAAAAAACTGAAGATTTTGAAGATACGTTTACTCGTATAAATCTTGAAGGCGCCGTTAAAATATTAGCACAAAGAGTAGATGATATAATTTCAGAAATAAAGAAAAAAACTAATTAAATGTAAACACATTTTTTTAAAACGGATTTTTTTGATGATTGAAATACTTTTTGAAAAAATGGCGTCTATTATTGAAGAAATTGATAATGTAATTGAAATGTGTAAAATTGTAGGAATAAATGGAGCAATTATTGACTTTACAGATTTTGATATAGATGAAGAACAGGAAATGCTACTGTCGTATCAAATAGGTATGTTAGTAAATGAAGTTCAAAAGAAAAGCAATCAGTTAGGTATTGATTTTAATGATATTAATAGTTTATTATATGCTTCTTTCAGATCTAGTTTAAATAAATTCATTCTTCAACAATATTCCGACATTAGTGAAACAGATACAGTTATATATTTGAATGCGATTCATAAATCTGATAAAAGAATTGAATCTATTCGATCAGAGTTAATAGAAAAACTACAACCTAAGAAATAGGTATAACTTTAGTAAATAAATCGGAGAAGGATATACCTTCTTCTTTTTCTAAATGTATTTTCATTACACGATTAAATGAGTGTATGTATGCAAATATCACAGTACCTATAACTATTGAATACCAAAGTTCCATTATATTCAATATATAAAATGGATTTATAAATAAAACGTATTTTATATATTATGGATAACCCTAAAACTCGTAGAGAAACTAAAAAAGATCAAAAACAAAAAGCTCAATCTAAAGATGGTAAATATTCACAGAAACATATTCGTGCTATTGAAGTTCTAAAAGAAAAACAAAGACATAAGTAATGAAAGATTTTATAGATAAATGGATTGTTTCACGAAATTGGAAGATAGGTAGTTTTTCCTTTCTTCCAATCTTTTTTGGTGTTTTAATGGCTTCATTTGATATTTTGATGATGAGTCTTGGAAAAATGACTAGTTTAAAACAAATTCCTTATAGTACAGGCTTATCTATTGCAACATTATTGTATGCTGTTGAACCATATATATTCTTTAAATCTTTGAATTATGAATCTATGACAGTTATGAATTTAGTTTGGGATTTAACTTCTGATGTTATGGTAACATTATTTGGTGTTTTCTATTTTAAAGAATCTATTAAAGGATTACGTTGGTTAGCAATATTATTTGCTATATTTTCATTAGCATTATTTGCATACACTGATGATTAGATTTTTACATGAACATAAGGATTTCTTAATCTATACATTCTACGACGAGGAGAAAATAAAAATCGTTCTCTTCTCCATTCAGGTAAGTTTTTATATGCACCAAGATACATTGCTCCCTTTTCTCTACATATTTTCAAAAATTTAGATTTAACTCTATTTGTTGATAAATGAAATTGTTTTCTTTTTCCAAGTATATTTAATTCTTTTTTACGAGTTTCTACGAATTCTTTTGTATCATTTTTTAATTGTTTTAATGAATCTTCATATTCTTTTATAGTTTGTTTACATTGATCATATTCTGGTTTTAATTTTCTACCACGTCTTACTTCATTTAATAATTGTGAAACAAGTCCTTCTAATGTAAGTATTTCTTGTGGTGTTTTTTGACTTCTACAATTCGGACAATTGTTGTTCATTTTTTGTAAACATGTAACTATACATTTAGTATGATATGCGTGTCCACAACCTAATTTATAACATGTTATAGTTTGGTCTTGATGATCTTGGTATGCATTCATATCCATTTCATCAAAACATATTGTACAAGTATTATCCATTTAATAATGATTCTCGAGTAACCCTGAAAGTTCTTTTATGATCTCTATCTTTTGTACGATATCCATTAGGTAATCTTCTACAAGTCTTACCACGATATGTTTTCTTTTGACATCCTGATTTAAAATACATTACTCTTGCAACATATCCTTTATACGATGGAATGGTTATGTTTATAGATTTTGATAATTCATTTAATAATCCATACATCCATTTCATATAACTTCTTCTCGAAGATAATGCAACTTCATTATTTTCCAGATATGTTGAAAATGCTGATCTTAATTTATCAAATGGATACACTTTAGATAACTTATGTATAAACGTTCTCTGGTTAGCCATATCTATTTCTTCTGGCTCGTCTGGATAATTAACTGCAATTGAAAACAGAAAATCACGACCAGGAACATTTGTAGGTTTCATTTCCATATATCGTTTCTTCACTTCTTCAAATGAAGGATCTTCACCTGGATTAATTACTGCAGGGTCATCTTTAGATTGACTGCGTAATTTATTGTTTACTTTATTATGCAAATCATATGACCATCTTCCAGTATCTTTTTTCATAGGAAGTTCGTTCGTAAACTTAGTCGTGCTCTCTCTGCAAAATTTACAGGGTAAAATATCTTTAATCATTAAAAGTAATTCTTCAGGATGTGGACTGCGAAACGCAATTAAATGGATTAATTGCCATCCACTCGGACCCCAATAGCGCGTATCCATTATGTTTAAGCTAAAAAAGAATATAAGTTAAAATTAAAAATGGGAACAATCACAACTTTTGCAGTCGCAATATATATTGGTATGGCCATGAGTGAATTCTTTAAAACTATAAGTAAAGAATTAGTCACACCTATAGTATCTTTATTCATTCCAGGTGTAAGAGAATCAGTGGATAAATTAGTTATTAATGTAGGTCCATTAAAAATTAACATAGGTGACATAATTGGTGCTACATTAAACCTCATAGCCGCATATTTTGTAGTAAGTCTTACATTACCATATATTAAAGAATATGCACCAGTAAGAGGTGGTGGTAAGTAAAAATATTACCATTTTAGTAAGTAAAGAATGAGTTTTTTTGATTCATTAGCTCAAGGATGGAATGATTTAAAAAATAGTATAACTGGTGCAGTGCAGCCAGTAGTAAATC